GAATAACCGTCATTGTCTTCACGACCGTCCCATGGAATTGTGTTACCACTCGCGTCAATACCGTGAGCCCTACCATTCATCATGTGACGCATGCACGCCCGCGCAGTAAAGAAGGCATAGGCTTGGTACGAACCGTCGAGCACCAGTGTGGTACGCGCAGAAGCATCAACAGGAGTCAATACATTAACCTGTAATTGATTTAACAACTGAAGTGAAGCCTTTTCGTGGTACGTTGTATTTGCGAGCATTAGAGTAAGATTCGCCGTTGAGCACTTGGCAGTGACCAGCGGTTTTGTGGTCCCAGATCATGATACCAAAGCGGTTGACCTTGGTATCACGTGGGACAAAGTTGGGGTCGGGTAGAATACCAGACCGAATAAGACTTTGAATGATTTTGTCGTTGGACATTTTATGCGCCTTGAAAAGAGGTTTCAGCATGAAGGGCATCAAAGTAACCCTTGCGCCATGCATCCATAAGTTTGATTAATTTCTTAGGCTCTTTACGATACTCTTTCACAAATGCGTGGAAGTGAATGTCGCATTGCGAAGCAGCCATGATTCCGTTTTGGTAAGCCTCTTCTCCAAGTTTGACAACAAACTTTAGATCCTGAGCGTAATAGTATTGTTTCATTTGTTTCGTGTTATTCATTATGATGCAATCCTAAACTAAATTGGTTAAAAGTAAATCGATTAGATTGTTCTAAGTTGTTGATTATCACTTGTTATCCAACTTGTTCATGGTCACCCACTTGGCGCGGTTGATCATGTAACGGACCCGAAGTTCATTTTCGGAGGAACCCATAAGATGTTGAACATCAGAGAGAAGGGACATCACAAGGTCCTGAGCCGAGACACGGTATTCCGTGGCTCTTTCGTACCAAGCATCAATGCTCCAGACGCCGAACTGTTCCATGTCGGTAACAGTTGATTCATACTTTTTAAAGGTTGGGTTGTTTAACATGCTACTATCCTACAACAAACCGCCAAAAAGTAAACAAATACGATTTACCTAAGCTGCTGATTACAAACAGCCGCTTAAAATAACCCCAGGTTATTGAATACCAATAACTTACTCGATGCCTTTTGTGGCTTTTTTCTTCTTCTTTTGAAGAATCTTTCTCCGAGCGTTGAGTCGATTTACGACCTCGTTACCAGTCATCCAAATATCCTTGTTGTCAAGAATTGATTGAATCTCATCGGGCTTCAAAAAGTCCGAATAAATTTCCTGGAGTAATCCTTCAGACCATTTGCGTTCATGCTTGATCTGGTCAATCATCTCTCCGCCTTTGCCCATTGTACCACCCGAATAATTGTGGAACATGAACATTGAATGAGCAGAGATTTCAAAGCTATCTGACATTAGGAAAATGATGGTTGCTGCAGACATACAGGCACCCTCAACAGAGGCCATGACTGGAGCTTTGCATTCCCGAATCACCCGCATGAATTGAATTGCTGACCATAGATCGCCACCCGAAGAATTGATGTAGATTTTTATTAGGTCATTCGGTGAGCAATGACGAATCTGATTAAACCACTCAGTGTATTTTGAAGCTTCTTCAATTTGCCCCACAAGATAATACTCATGGATATGCCCTAGTGGCTTATCAGTAAAGGCGCAGGTGGGTCTTTTTTCCTGATTTAGCATATCGAATAGGGGATGATCTAATTTTTTAACATCAGTGTTCATTGTTATTATGTATCAGTTTCCGAAGATTTTTCTACGCTTATATTCCTGGATGGTTTCTAGGAGTGGTTTGACCCAATTGTCACGGTGTTCTTTAAACACTTTGGGCTCATTGTCATCGATTCCCATAATTGTCACGATGTTTGTAATTGGAAGTTTTGTGCGTTCCTCAAACATAATCGCATACGCAGTTTCCTGCATAAAGTATGTATGGATGTCTTCCTTCTCTTTGACGCGTCGAGATGTTTTGATGTCAATAATTGAGCGGACACCATCGAAGTCAGCAACAAGATCCACACGCCCCGCAAGACCCAGATGATCTGAATACAAAGGTTTTTCCTGCAGAATAATGTTATTGACTCTGGATTCCAGGATCGGACGAATCGTACTGAACATCTGCCAGATATGAGGGAGGAAGTTTTTAGATTCAAGGACTTCGTTATTCAGAAATCTCTCAGCAACCTTATGAATCTCTTCCCCACGGGCACACGCCCGACGGGAGATACGATTCGCCTCTTCTTCACCCACCTTCTGACGCCATTCACGAATACTATTCTCGCTTAGAATCCCAAGAACCGTGGTAATCGATGGATACTTAGGTCCCCTCGGAGTAGCATATGTGCGTCCACTTTCAAGGGTTTCACATACGAGATCATTGTATCCTAGATCAATGGGATTATGGTTGAATGTCATTCGTCTAGGTCTTCGATGTCTTCAAGAATATCTCCAGCATCAATTGGTCCATTGACCCGATAGTATTCTTCAGAATCATCGTTGTTTTTTGATGGATGCACATTTTTCTTTCGCTGATGCTTTTGAGCTTCACGATCGAATCGATTTTGTTTTTCTTCCCGGTTCCTATTCATTATTTTTCCTTATTCATTAGTTCTTTTGTCATGATGTAATCTCGGACAATGCCCGAGCGTACAATATCCTGCCAACCGAATTCGCATGAGTAAAAGTATTTCATCTGAGAGATGATCTTCATGAAGTCAATGATACCACTCTTGTCTTTGGATTTCTCAAGGTCTGATTGGTAGTAATCACCACACATGATGAACCGGCAATCTTCACCGAGACGGGTAATGATTGAATCTAATTCGTGGAAAGTAAGATTCTGCATCTCATCCACAATCACAATGGATTTGCGGAGGGTAATACCACGAATGAATGACGTGGTAAGAAATTCCACCGTGCCTTTGGCAACAAGTTTATTCCATGCCATCTTATCTCCAAAGAGTTCTGATAAAATTGAGATGTATGGAGAGAGATAGGTTGCTTCCTTTTCCGCACGGTCGCCAGGGAGGAATCCAATATCACGTGTGGGAACAACTGAACGAACGATGATGATTTTATCGTAGGGGGATTCACCCTTCATGACTTCTTCAAGGGCAAGGTACATTGCCATAAAGGTCTTACCAGTACCAGCTGCACCAGAAAGGCAGATATGATTCTTTTTCTTATAGGCAGCAAACACTTTCTTTTGAGTCAGTGTAAGCGGTTCAATGACCTTTAGATTCTCATAGCGAATCGAAGGAATTACCAGTGCGGGTTGTTTTTGCTTTTGTTTGTTTTTCTGTTTAGCCATGAGATTATTTTGTCCGAATTGAATTTCTGCGACCAGATCCACTTTTGATTTTCTGTTGCATTTCTTTCCAGCCATTCCCAGCTCGATTGTACATATCCTTAGTTCCTGAATAATTTAATTGAACTGCGGTAATTCCACGTAGAACTGCACCAACCTTATGACAGGATGGGCATTCATCAACTGTGGGTTTATCTCGATCAGCCATGGGTACCAGTTGAGTAAACTCGTGGTGACATTCTTTACAATGATATTCGTAGTTTGGCATTTTATTTTGTAACAAACCAAGAAGGCGTATTCCGTTTGGTCCAGATCATTTTGAATCTGCCTTGTTTTGTTTGATAGAATTCTTGATACGACCGCACAGGATCATCTGGATACATGCATTCAGGAGTTGATTTCATTGCAAGTTTGAACTGAGTCATTGGTACATCAGGAATGTTTTCTGGCGGATCAATGAGATCTTCTAGCAATAACGTTTCACTGCTATGGATCTTGCCATAACGGTAGGTGTATTCGTTGCAGAGTGCCTCAAAGTGCTGATGATGCCATTCATAGTTCTCAACGCTTTCCATGGTCCATACAGTACATGGATGATTCATATGAACCGCTTTGTAGAATATGGCGTCTTTTTCGGGATTTGGAAGTAGCCATTCCTTACCTTTGCGCCAACGAGCTGGGAGAGAACCAGCAACATATTTCTTCGTCTCGCGCATCGTACCATCGAGTAGGCGATGCGCAGTCGAAAGCATCTGAGCTGATTCGACGATCATTTTAACCACGTGTTTATCGCATTGCAATTGCGCCGCGATAACGGGGTTTTTATCCAGGACAAATATGTTCATAATCTAATGGTGTATATCCTACACCAGGACTGATCAAATGTACATCACAAATTACACTGCCTGAAGCTGTGGTTCTTCGACCAAGAGTGTATCAATTACCTGTTTAAGGTATTGTTGCTTTTTTTGCATTCCATTAATGGAAGCGATATTTCCTTCTTTCTGGAGACGCTGAATGTAATAATCCAGATCCGTGTAGTCTTGTTTAAGTCTTTCCAGTTGTGAAGCAATCATGTTTAGTCAGTTGTTAACCTACCCACATGATATAGAAGGCCCGAAAGGACCTTTCAAAAAGTGTTTATTTTGCAATGAGATTCGGCCAAACTTCTTGTACCAGAGCCTTTGTAACTCCTTTGTACCGTCCAGCAAGTTTCTTATCTTTCATTGCAATAAGCAAATCAGCATCCTTTGGATGAATTCCTTCCAGTATCTGGAGGAACATACGCTCGCGTTTCACGGGCATAAGATTATCTCCCTGTCCGCCCTTACAGAAATATCCAAGGTGTTTGGTTTGGCGTTTTAGAGATGTCGGCGTCATACCTTCTTTCGAAACTCCAGATTTAAATTCAGGAGCGCCTTTAGGTAATTGCCATTCAATGGTGTCATCATATGCACCGCGGAGAATATCTCTGAGCCCGAGACAATCTTGCTCTTTAAGAAAGGCAATTTTATCAACCTTGGTTTCAGCTGCTCCAGCTTTTTCTAGGATTTCGTAGATTTCAAAGTTCATAGTGAATTAAATTCTTCAGCACATTCAATTAATTGTGTACAGCGTTTAGAGATCAGATAATTAAGGATATTTGAATTCGGTTTGGCCGAATCAAATGTATTTATAATAGAGTCCTTCTTGTCCTGGGGAACTTTGCTCAGGTCAATAAGAGCGGTATTGCGCTGGAAATTGCGGTATGTTTCTTGATTCATTGCCGTATCCAGGGAAGAACGTGAGGCATACCATGCATCAACCTTTTTAGCGGAAACTGGCTTTTGGCGAATCTTATCCACGAACGTATTGTCAGGAGAAAGGATGTTTGGAATACCGTCTCCGCTATCTCCACGAACCGTATGGTCAAACAGGTATTTGACTGGATCTTTCTCCTTGATGAAAGACTTGGTCATAGGCGAGAACTGTTTCACATTGGAATACTGTTGAAGCTGGATGAAATCTTTATCCGAAGAAATGATCATCACTGGTTCATGTTGACCAAAGTTCTGTGTCTTTTCTGTAAGAGTTCCAATGATGTCATCAGCCTCAATGTTGTTAATGTGAACAACCTTGTATGGGAAATTCTCTGCAATTTCATTACGCACCAGAGTTAGAATGCGAAAGAATTCAGTCCAATCAAGACCGCTATCGTCTCGGTTTGCTTTTCGGTGAGCCTTGTACTGAGGATAGATCTGCTTGCGCCACGAACCGCCGTCGCAGGCAATAACCATCTGACCGTATTCCTTACGATGCTTGAGGTTGTACATCCTCAAAGAGTTTAGAATCATGTGGCGTACCAAATGCTCTGAAACATCCATCTTCTGGGTGAAGATGTTGGAAATTGCAATACCTGAATAGTCGACTAAGATCATGTACCAATCATACCACGCTCACATTGAATGTAAACACTAAAGTAGCGTTTTGCGGTATTTTGTCAACTGGTTTCTTGTGACTCTTACCCGAATCTGGTCGTTATAATACTCATCGGAAAGAATAGCTTTTCTTTCTACCTGTTCCTTCATCTCTAGGTAAGAACATTCGCTCTTACTGGTGCATAGGTGCAGAATAACCCTACGAAAATTTATTTTGCCGATTTCATTAATATCCTTTTGAAGTGCATTGCTGGAACCATAATAGGTCTTCCAGTCCGACTCAACAAGGATGCGCTTCTTTTTCTTCTTGACCGTTTTAAAGCCCTTGAAGAAAAAGAGTTTCTTTCCGACGTACTTACGACCATTTACTAGGTTCTCTATTAAATAGACGAACCCGTAAATTTTCTTTGGGTCTAATTCAATTGGTTCAAACGGAGAATCATGATAAAGC